AAATCTCCGTAAGTTCTATAACGACGATTTGTTTCGTCCCACTCCAAGTATTGATCACCAATTCTTTTGGCGATATAGTCAGGAGATGATGGATTAAAGTTAAGACCCGTGTATCTTTCAACAGTTTGACCAGACAGCGTCTTGATAGCGATAGTGAAAGATCCATAAGGATTAACAGAGGCATTAGCAGGGGCAGAAATGTTTTCAACTGCGATCATGTAATCTTTTTGGATGTCTTCTCCGACATGAAGAGACTTCAATCTAAACAAGTCGACTTGATTTTTTTCTTGTTGAGAAATTACCCAGCCAGTTCCAGCTTCTTGAGCTGCTTCTTTGTGAGATCCCCAGTTATAAGTGCTGGTAGATCCGCTTTGAAGTGGAAGAAGGACTCCATAAACAGTTCCTTCTGCGTTGTTTTCAAGACCAAGATCTTCAACTTCTCTTGTGAAAGATTCTCCAAGCCAATAATTCTCTTTTTGAGCAGCAGCAATGGTTAAAGAATTAACCAATTGAGGATTTGTATTAAAAACTGTTCTGATATATTTGGTTGAGTTTCGCGAAAAATTGAAGTTAAGATCCTTCTTTGCAACACCAGAGCCGCTAATTACCAACTTAAATTCACAATTAGATCCAACAGACTTAACAAACGTTCCTGCCTGCTCGACTTGTGATCCATCGGAAGCTGCAGCACCAGATAAAGCCAAATATCCCTCTTTCGCATAAAATACAGCGGCCAAAGAGCCAGTTGTCATTGTATTAGCAGAAGCTGACTCAATCAAAAATAAACCATATGCTGTTGAGTTTGTATCAACACTAGTAGAAATGTCACCACCTAAGTTCCAACCTGCTTTACCAGCGTCAGTTGATGCTTGTGGGTGTTGGTCTCCAGCAATCCTTACCATAGTAATAGGAGAGTTTTCCGAAGCTAACCATGCTTGAGCAGCATATGATGCGTAAGTAGGACCAGTAGTATTTCCATCGCGCCAAACATCCCCTTGGGCACCAGCGCCACCTGGAACTGGGAGGCCAAAAACTGATACATAATCATCCAGATTTCTAATTTTTACCGGCTTATTAGCAGGTCCTTTTCTTGTGCGACCAATAATAATTGGGCCTTCTGCTTCCGCTTCTTGTGGAATGAAACTTTGGTCAATCTCGCGGATCTCAACTCCGGGTGAAAGAAAGTCAAATTTTTTAGCCATGGATTTATCTCCTTAATAAAATCATTTTCCTAATAAATAGTAGCTCTATTTTCCAAAATCATCAAAAGTCTCTAAAAGAATCATCGTCAGATTCCCATGGTTTAGTATCTCCGACAATTGATCTTTCTCGGACAAGCTTTACTTCGACTATTGTTTCTCTTGTTGTAATTTTGGGAGCTTCTTCGTTTTCGCCATCACCCAGTAAGTAGCCAAGAACTTTTAGATCAACTTTTGTTTGAAACATTCTTTCGTCCTCTCCTAGGTTGGCAGTGTTATTTGACATAGTCAGGTCTCCTTGAATAAAGGTTTCATATCTATGTCCATTATATTCTGCAAATATTGCATTAATTAGACCTGTTCTTGTTGCAAATGGCGCCATAAGGTCATTCATTTGCTGCTGATACTCTGTTCGCAGTGTTACAGAGTAGTTAACGGTTACCCAAACAGGAATGGGTGCATAAGTTTCCTCATAAACAACTTTTCTGTTGTCTGTTGGGAAATTATGGTCATTATAAGTCTTTTTTGCTTCGGATTGAGCAAACTTTCTTGTTGGATTTTGAGCAATTTTTCTAGAAACCAATCTTTGATGCTTTTTGTATCCTCTCGGACCATTTGTGTCCGGAAATACATGAGCTTGCCACCCTCCCTTGAAAGTGGGGTCTTTATTAAAGCTTGTTCTGTCAACCGATATCAAAGGAAGCTTTAGTTTTCCAACAGAATCTCGAATATCTTTGTCTTTTGAGTTGACGGCTCTCTCTGGTGACATCCAAAGCACGGGAACTTTACGAAATCCAGTGTTTGTTCTTGTGTGCAAGTCAAATCCTTCATTGATAAGGTTATATATTGCCATGTCAATGGTCTCAATTGTTGACGGGGTGAGAACTTTTTCATTATTCGCCATTGAAAACTCCATCTCTTGCTCTGATACACTCAGCTGTTACTTCAAATCTGCTGTCAATCTGTCCAAAAAGCTGTTTTGGCTCGTTGATCTTTACTATCTCATAGTAAATACTTCCGTATCTAACGAAATCGCCTTCTCTGACGTAAAGATTTTGATCTTCTGTCAATCTTCTTTTATGGAAATTCACTTTTAGACCTGTTGACTTGTCGATACCGATGCCTTCCATAAATTGAGTCTCAACTCCCAAGTATTCTACAAGGGCGTACACTCTTATTGGGTGAAGAAAGTTTTTTTCAATAGCTTCTCCGTATAATGGATGGAAGTTTGTGGTCTCCATGTCAATCGGGAAGTAAAGAATCTGTTGCCCAACAACTCTTTCGATGATTTCATCATTGACTTGCTTTACAAGGTTCTTTTCTTTTTCTCCTAGAAACATTGGAGAAGGAGGTTGAGTTGGTCTTTCCCATTTTGACATCTAGATCACCCCACAAAAATCTTGAGTGGAACTTTGGCCACTAATGCATCCATGTTTTCAACCATGGTTTTGTCTGTCTCGGCAATTTTGGAGTACAACATTTCGTCAAGCTGCTTGTTGAGCTCTTCTCTGAGAGCAGTTTGCTCTTCTTTAGCTTGTGATAGAAGGTCTGAGGCATTCAAGGAGACGTTGTCACCTGGAATTGGCACATTACCACCAAACTTGCCTCGAACTTGCCCTAGAGTCTCCTTAGAGAGCGCAAGAGCAAATCTACGAATCCATTGTTGACCAACAGAGTTGATACTTTCAAATGGAATATTTTCCATTGGCAATGTATTCATGTTGTTCACACCATTTACACCAGAGTCATACGATCCCGTGGCAAAAGCTCCTCCGTCATTTTCAACGGTGAATCTAAACCAGAATCTTTCTGGTGATACACTTTGAGGTGTTGGGTAAAGTTTAAGCTTATTGTCTAATATCTCATAGGAATAGTGTGACGTCCTCGTGTAGAGGTGGTCTTCGTATGCGATTGCTTGGGCTTTGTTTTGCCATGGTGGGATGACATTGAAGGTTGAGTCATCAGCGTACTGACCGTAGTTATGAAAATCGCCCACAACATTAAGGCCGCCATAATAGCCATAAAATCTCCACATTTGTTGAGGTGATACATAATACACCTGTCTAATCTTAATTCGTTTATTTCCCATTCCATCCCATGCTTCTCCGGATTGCGAGGAGCTAACAATGCTTTGTAAGTCATACTCTTGCTGATTTGTTACACTAGCAAATGATGCTGAATAAACGGGTTCGGTTCCTCCAACCAATGCCTCAGAAGAAAACTTGTCAGCATTTCTAAAGGCATAGTCGAATTGAAACTTGGGATATTTGAGAGCAATGTCCTCGCCGGCTGTTAGGTTGCCTTTGTGCTCAAATGACCCTGTAGGACCGCCTAGGGCGCTCCCTAGTGAGTTCCGCGCTTGATGGAGGTTCATGATGTAGGAATACTCTAAGACGGCTTCCTCGTAGTGATTAAAGACGTTTCTGGCGGTTAACTCAATGTCAAGAATATCTCCTCCCAACCTTTTATATGTAAAAGCAACTTGTGCTCTTGCGCCTGCTATAAAAGCATTTCCGGTATAGTATCCGATAGCTAAAGAGCTTGTAAGCTCTGCATCCGATATGCTGTCTGAAGATGCGCTAATTGGTAGCACAATCGCAGATTGCGTTGATGTTGGGGTTAAATCAGGGAAACTCATGTAATATCCTCCGTCTCATTAATTAGTTTGAAAATAAAGAAACCCCCGAAGCTAAGCGACGGAGGTCAAGAGATACGAAATGAAACAAACGTTTTAATCTTCGGAGGATTTCTCTTCTTTCTTTTTGCGAGATGACCTTTTAGGTTTCTCGGCTTTTTGTTTTGCCTCTTCCTCCGCTTTCTTTTTGGCAGCGGCTTCGGCTTCTTTCTTTGCTTTTGCTTCAGCGGCAGCTTTCTTCTCGGCTTCTTTCTTTGCTTTTGCTGCTTCTTCAGCAAGGCGATTTTCTTCTGCCAATCTTTGTTCTTCAGCTTCAGCTTTAATTTTTTCTTGTTCGTCAACAAGAGATTTTAAACCAACTTTTGGAGCGACTTGGGGATCTAAATCGGTCCCCAAGATTCTCGCTTGTCGTTTTAAAATTTTAGCTCTTTTTGCTTTACGACCCATTAGTTACTCCTTAGCTCATCGCTGGAGTAGTAGCAGCAGAAACCCACCCTTCTAATAGCCATCGTGAATTATCTGCGTCATAAACACAAATAACCCATGATCCTTGTTCCGTATCAGATGCAAGCGTGAGTACATCATCGCCAGTGCTTCCACCATCAGCTTTTACCATATCTGTATTAGCTCCGTCAGAATCACAAAATGCAACAGCACCTTGGAATGGTTGAGTACCTGTATTGCCTGTTGTAATTGTTACAGCACCACCAGTAACATCATCGATAATCATAAATTTGTATCTAGTTCCTTTCTCAGGATCTGATGGAAGAGTAATTGCCAAGGCAGCCCCGGCATCAACAGCATAAAGTTCGCCACTTTCGCTTTTAGTAATTGTTTTATCAGCGGTAATAACTTCCAATCTATCTCTGGAAGCAGAATAAGCAGATCTTGACATAATTTTTCTCCTTAGAATATAATATCATGGGCAAGATTGCCCTTAGTCATAATAAATAGTGTTTGAAATCAGAAAACCCCCGAATCGAAATTCGAGGGCATCTTTTTTGCAGTTAGACAAAAATGGATTAGGATCCAGATTCACCCAACAAACCACGTACAACAACCAAGCCGTACATATCAGGACGAACCATTTTCTTCGCATAGCGAGTCATGACTCCCTTACGAGGAACGAAGTCTTCTGGTCC